TTATTATTAGAGACGTAAACATTACATATGAAAATTCGACATGGGATTTAAATCCTGAAGGTATTGGTGTTCAACCAATGCTTGCAGATGTAACTATGCAAATTTCATTTATTGGTGGTCAAGGTTTAGAAAAACCTGTAGAAAGATTACAAAATGCATTATCATCTAATTTCTTTGCCAATACAGAAATGTATGATCCTAGGTCAGATAATACAGCGACATCAATGAGTGGAGTAACAACAGCAGAGTTTACACAAAAATTCATTGATCAAATGATGAAAAAACCTGAATTACAATTAGCTAAAGATACACAAGTTCCGGGAACATTAGTTGAAGGTAAAACATTTGGTACAAGATTTACAGGAACACTTGATTATTCTACGCTAATAACTAATTTATTTACTAATGCAACAACTTATATAAACAAATATAAAGGTGCATATAACGAAGTTGTTACAAAATATGGTTTTAAAATTGCTGATGTATTTTTTTCACAAACATATAGAACAATAAATGCGTTAGACGTTTACAATGCTAGTCAAGTTTCATTATTAGGTTTATATCCATCTGGAACAGATTTAACTGTTTATTCAAGAAAACTTAGAGAAATATTTTCAGGTACAACTACTAGTGTTTCATTGGGTGTAGATATTTTTGGTTTATTTGCATCAAATTCAGAAACCGAAGGTCCAGTATCAATTGTTGAGGAGTTATTACAAATTTCTGTTGGTGAAGTTTTAACTAAACAAGCTAACAGTATTGTAAATTTAAAAAGTATAAAAGAACTTGAAACATCACAAATTGCTTTGATTGAAAATATTGACCAACTAAATTATATTTCACAATATCAACATGATGCATTTATAACAGGTACAACCTATTATCAAGTTGCTTTAACTGGATTTAATTCTGTTCAATTTACAGCATATTATTTAAATTTAGTAAATTATTTAATTTCAGCTAATACAAGTTTTTTAACAAATTTAGATAATAGTATAAATTTTACTTCAGACACCGAATTAACATTAGATGATGCTAAATCTGTAATTCCATATATGTGTATTGACGAAGCTGATATAATATCAATTACAGATGAGTTTAAAAATAGTGGTGTTTTACAACATTTTAATGACGAAAACGGAACACCATATTACCAATCTTTAACAATTAAATTTAGAGAATCATTACCAAATAAAATAACAGATACAAAACTTTCCTTAACTGATTTACCAACACAAGCAACCACTGCATTTATACAATATGATGATGGTGGAGAAACTATAATTGATGTTTTAAACACAACGGAAAAAACAACACTGAACAAATTATTCACAAATAAAAATAATGGTCCAGAAAGTAATAAACTTAACTTCTATAAAATTAAAAAATAATGAGTAGAAATTATTTAGATAGGTATCAATATTTTGAAGTGGATGGTTCATTTAGAATTGTTCCAGGACTTGACATACCAATTAAAGGAACAGATAGATACATTTATTATAAAAAAGGTATATCTAGATTGGATAAAGTATCTCAAGAAAATTACGGTTCACCATTATTTGGTTGGTTAATATTACAAGCAAATCCTTCCGCTGGTAGCATAGAGTTTTTAATACCAGATAATTACCTTTTAAGAGTGCCATATCCTTTGGTTACGTCTTTACAAGATTACAAAAATCAAATAGATTTGTATAAATTATATTATGGCGAACAATAACATTGATAATAATGAGAATATTTTAGTTAAAGTAGATCAAAATAACATCATTTTTATTGATCCTAATAGTGTTGTTGATAATGGTATTATAAAACCAAGAAATATTAGACAAGAAGATTTAGTTATATATGTCAATCTTGAAGCAGATTTAGTTCCTAGAACAACATTATTACAACCAGAAGAAAATCCAAATACATCTACATTAGTATCTATTGCTAGTAATACCATGAACTTTTTAAAAAATGGTACAGGTAAAGATTATGATACAATGTGGACTGAAGCTTTTACACCAAGCCCAACAAAAGGTGCAACAACATTAAATTCATCTTTATTTGCTGATAGTAGCGCACAAGCATTTGGTATTGATAGTATTAACATCAATATTAAAGGAACAAACTTCGTACCTTCAATCAACATCAATTTCATTGATGTAAGAGGTAAAACATTATTTGAATCACCACACAATTCACCTTATTCCGCTTTCTTTCATTTACCATGGCCTATATTTTATTTAACAGTAAAAGGTCAATATGGTAAAGCAATTAAATTTAGATTACATTTAGTTGACCTTTCAACAACATATAATAAGGATAATGGTAATTTTGATATAACAACAACATTTGTTGGTTCAACATATGCTTATTTAAATGATATTCCATTTAATGGTGTATTAAATGCTGCATATATGTATCCAATAGAAAATACAAAAGCAGGTAATACAAATACAAACACAAAAAATACAAATCAAACAGTTTATAAATCAACAAAAGGTCATCAAATTTTAAATAGTGTTTATAAAGAATATATAGGTAAAGGATTGTTACCTGAAAATTTCCCAACAATAACAGTAAGGGAGTTGATTACAAAAGCAAAAAGTTTAGATGGTAGATTAGAAAAAACAATTTTTGATGAGTCATTTGACCCAAAGCTTTTTTCATCAATCAAAGAGTATTCCGGATATTTGGATGATTTTGAACAATCTATTCGTGGTTGGTCATTAAACCATTTAACCAATACTGTTTTGTTTACCGATAATTCAGTTAATCCGGGTGTGGATTATTTTTCATTATCAGGTCAAAATAAAAGCGATTTATCTACAGTTACAGGCGCAACCGTAACAACAACTTTAGAATGGATTTTAATTACATATCGTAAAACATTACAAAAATCCGCTTTAACCACACAAAATTTTATTAAAAACAATCAGTTAAAAGATTTTAAATTTAACATTGTAAATAAAATTCAGGATATTGGGAATTATATTAAACAAGATGTTAATGGTACTTCAAATTTTGGTATAGCAATACATCAAATATTGATTGATTTTTATGACATGTATAATCAATTTATTACTCAAAAAAATAAATTTGAAAAAAAGACACAAGATTTAATAAATGAAATAATAAAACGACCTGAAAATGGTATTGGGTTTGACCCAACTTTAAGAAATTTAATGGGTGTTTTATTGGCTAATGCTGATGTGTATATAAAATTATTAAAAGATGTTCATCAAAGAGCTTTTAATGTTGCAGATGAAAGAAATGAAATATTAAAAGGTTTTAGTAAAGAATCAACAGATAATAAAAACATATATCCTTGGCCAGACATCAAAAAGCAAACTGCAAATTCACAAAATGTAGTGGTATATCCAGGTAATCCGGATATGATAAGTAAACTTAAATCAGATAACTCAAGATTATGGCCCGAAGTCGAGTTTGTAGAAACATATCAAGCAATATCAACCAAAAGAGTTGACCCATTATCAAATAAAGAAGGTAGCGTAAGTAAAATAGATATCCAATTTGAAAAAGACCAAGATAGTGTAAACACAAATAGTATTAGCACATTATCAAAAATTGCTAATGTTAGCCCTTATCTTGAAAAATCATTGAGCTCAATTCTTTATGAAATTGTTGAAAGAATGAGATATGTAACATTATTTGATACATTTACCAATGCGACGCTTGTTCAATTAGCTAATATTGAATTTAATAATATTAAAGTAAAGACATCTAATGATATTGATATTGTCAATGCATTATTAAACATAGCTAATCCAACAACAGGCGATACAACAAATGGAATCATAAATGGAGTTTCAAAATTCTTATCATCTTTAGAAAAATATTCACCATATCAAAAATATCCATATTATCTAGATGATTTACCAACAGTACCATATATTCAAGATATGGTTAGTAAACCATATAGTATATCACAATATAATACTAGTACAGCAACACCTCAAAATTCAACTGATTCAACATATAGCGAATTAACTAAAAACCTATTAAATTATACGGTTGAAGAATATAGACATTATATTTATCCGTTTAATTCACCCGAGTATCTATCATACTTAAAAGAAACAATACTAGATAAAGGAAATTTAAATTTATTAAATTTTTTAAATTTTAACTCAACACAGGGTTATATTACTACACCGCTCAATATTCAATGGAATAATTATAGCGCTAATGAATTATTTTTTAACGCAACAGTTGATTTTGGAAATGATTCATCTGTTTTTGTTTTAAACACACCATATTTTCATAAACAATTATTTACCGATTTTAATAATAATGCTAAAACAGCAAAATATGCTGGTTCAGCTTACTTGTTATTAAATTCAATGGGTTTTATTGGTTTAGATAATATCGTTGTAAATAATGAATTATATGGTAATACATTATTATCAACGATGATAAAAGAAGTTGGAGCAACACACGGTATTCCATATCATTTAATATTAAAGTGGGGTGCGTTATATCATAGATATAAAAACAAAATTTTGAATAATGTTGATATATTATCAGGTTTTTTAGATAATAGTAATATCACACAACCAATAGACGGAGAAACATATTTCTATAATGATATAAACAACCCAATATACAGTGGTGTAACAGGCGATAAAATTTACATTATTGACAATTATGTTTCATATGATGGTAATAATATTGGAATCCACCCATTCTATGATGATATATTTCATAGTGTTGTAAATGATTATGAATTATACGCATCTACTACTGGTTTTAATTCATATGAAAATAATATTACAAATAAAACAATATACAATAGAAAAAGAAATAATAGAGGTGTAAATTATTGGACAAATTTTGTTGACAACTCAAAATTATTTAGTACAGACGAATTTTATACATTATTACCATGTGACGGGGCAAACTATCCCGAATCTAACTTATATGTAAATGATGCTGAACAAAATGCTTTTAGAATAATTTGGGAAAAAGATAATACTTTTAAAGATACATATAGCGGAAAAACTTTTCCATCATATGGCGAATATTGTAAAGAAATTGGTGGAGATTTATTTAATGTAAATGGTCATAATTATAAAAAGCTTTTAGATTTAATTGGAACATTTTCACCAGATATATTAGAAGAATTTGAAAATTTATTTTTAGATTTTGCTAGCGAAAGAGCAACATACGAAATAATTGACACACCATTAAACGGTAATTTAAAATACACCAAATTCCAAGATTTATTAAAAGCAATGGTCACTGTTCCTAAATCAAAAGTGACTGCCACGACAACAGAAGCAATTATATCACAATTATCAACTAGTCAAACAACAATATTATCTAACATAGCGGGAGATATTTTAAGTAAAAATAATTATATAAAACTAACATTAGCTAACCCTAAAAATTTAGATTTATATGTTTTAAAAGGATTTATAGGTGTTAAAGATAATAAGTTAAAATATAACCCATATTATTCATCCCAAGTAGCTACAGGTACAACATATATCAATTTACACTTAGGTTTAGATATTGACGGAAATTATTTAAAGTTTTTCCAATTATGTGGCGTTGAATTAAATGAAGAAAATGTTTTACAATTTAGAACATTAGTTCAAATATTTGCTGGTGGGTATGAACAAGGATTATTCACAAATTTAAACACATTTAAAACTTATTTGTTAAATAATATTTTAAACTATAGCAAATCAGGAAGTATTGGAACTTATTCAGGTATTATAAACAGACAGGATGTTTATATAACCGAATTGATGAAAAAATTAAAAACGTTGACTATTGTTGATAATAAACCCCAAGTAACATTTTATCCTGGTCATAATGAGGACCCATTAAAATTAGAAATGTATAGCCAATTTAAATCATTTAATGATAAATGGGTTGCAGGTAATTCAATAGGTCAAAGATTATTATTAGAAGAATTTTTATTTTTAGACAAAGCTAATCAAGATATTGGAAGCAAAGCATATATTAGTTTAGAAAAAATATTAAATTTAGATGGTCCTATGGATGATACGACATCTTTATATAGTATCATAGGAACCATTATAGAAGGTTCAAATTTTTTATTCAGAGCACTACCATCATATATAAATTTTTATGGAACTAATAGCACAACAAAAAGTAAAAAGAATACATCAGCGGATTTAGCTAAAAGCGTATTTGGAACTTTTTTAGAAGTTGACACACATGATTCATCACCTAAAATTATTTTACAATATGTTGGCCCAAGTTCCAAAACATTAGATTTGAGTGACATACAAGAAAAAATGAAATTTAAAGACGACAGTGGTAATTTATTTACATCACCTGGAAGTCCATTATTGATAACAAATAGCACAATAATTGGTACAGGTGATTTAGCTAAAGCCAATAAAGTTGTTGCGTTTGAAGTAAACGTTGGTGATCAAGCACAAGGAATTTTTAAAGGGGTACAATTAGATCAAACAAGCTTAAAGAATACATATGCTTCTCAAGTTGTAAATGAAAATATTGGTCGTTCAGAATCTGGTGCTGGCGCATATCAAATTGATGTAGGATTATATGATATTTTTAGACAAGTATCTTATACATGTCACGTAACTATGATGGGTAATATGATGATACAACCAACAATGTTCTTTTATCTTAAAAATATCCCAATGTTTAGAGGCTCATATTGGATAACCGAAGTATCACATAGTATTAGAAATGGTAATATTGACACAACTTTTACTGGTGTTAGAATGCCATTTGCTGCATTACCTGATCCAAAAGACACATTCTTGACAGCTTACAGAGCATTGTTTGATATGGTAACAGAAAAAGCGTTAGCTAAGGTAAATTCGGCTAATACCAATCCTGCTAGTGCAACAAATGTTGCTAAGCAAAATGAAAAAACTTTAACAACATCTAAAGGTGAATCTAAGACTATTGATATGGGTCCACCAAGCATAGCACCTAAATTAGGTAAAGAAAAATTATTATCAGATTCATCAAATCTTTATGGTATAGCTTATAATGGTTATAAAGGTGAGAAATATGTGCAAAAAATACAAGTTAATGGACAAACTTACATAAGAGCTGTTGCATGTACAATGGGTGGTAAAAATAATCCATTAACAGATAAAATACAATTTAACATATTGAGTAAATTGAATATACCTAATGCATGGGGTTTGTTAAAAAATTCAAATCAATATTTTTACACATCTAAATTTCAAATAGATGATACCCCATTTAGATATTTAAATAATTTAAAAACAACTTTTTTAAATCCAAATAATGGAAACCCTCCAATAACAATATATCATAATTTGGTCTCTAATATTAGTGACATAAAAGGTCCAATTGGAACCGGACCAAGTAAAGATGGATTTGGTGTGGCATTATCACCTCTTTTAATGGCGGCTTTAGGTCTTTATGATGGCCAAGTGGTTTATTTTAATATATCATAAGAATAATACCATACATTAAGATATTTATATAAAAAACCAAATATGGAAAATAATAGAATTAAAAGTACCGTAGACCAATTTTTAGCACATAAACAGGTTAAAAGAACGTCTAATGACGGTATGGAAAGAGAAGAATGTGATTTAGTAACAGGAGAATGTTATGTAATCCGTTCCAAAGATGGTATAGTTGAAAGAATAAATAAAAAATACATTACCGAAGACGGTAGACAATTATTACAAGATTAATCATGCTAGAACAAAAATTACAAGAAGAATTAAATCGTTATAAATCCATAAACAAATATGGTAAAACGATGATTATGGAGCAAGACGCTCCACCACCTGCTGATTTAGCAGTACCACCCGCTACAGATGCGGCACCAGCCCCAGGTGGAGATATTCCACCACCGCCAGCAGATGCACCTGCAGACGCTCCTGCACCCAATGCAGCAGCTCCAGATGCAGCACCAGCGGCTGATATGAACTCAACTGAAGAAATTGATATTACAGATTTAGTTGATATGGTAAAAAGTGTTAAAAAAGGTCAAGAAGACAGCCAAAACAATAATTCAGACGTTGTTAGTAAAATGGATGATGTTTTCACCAAACTAACTGATTTAGAATCTAAATTGGGTGAAATGAATCAAATCATTTCTAAAATAGATGAATTAGGTCAAAAAGTTCAAGAAATGAAACCTAAGTCAGCTGAGGAAAAATTGGAAATGCGTTCTTTGGATTCATATCCTTTTAATCAAAATCCACAACAATTTTTTGATAGTAAAATACCCGAAATGCAAGCTAGTGGAAAAAACGAATACATTTTAACAAAAAATGATGTTCAGGACTACACCAATAATATGATTAAAGATACTTTTAACCCACAAAACGATACTGAAGATGAATATAAATACTAATGTAAATTTCCTGTTAGGTTTAGCGTGTCAAGTTAAAATTATGCATTGGCAAACTAAAGGATATGCTAAGCACAAAGCTTTAGACGAAACATTTGGAGAATTATTGGATTTAACAGATACTTTTGTAGAAGAAGCTATGGGAAAATATGGTAGATTTACTTTAGATGCTGAAACAGACACAATAAAAATGTTTAATATAAACGATATCAACATCAAATCAATGATTAAAAAGGTAGTTGAAGCATTAAATCAATTTACCGAACAATTTGAAGAAACTGACACAAATTTGTTAAATGTTCGTGATGAAATTTTAGGTTTGTTTAACAAATTGAGTTACTTACTAACTTTAGAATAATTCATACTTTTTTTAAAATAATTTAACCCGGATTTTTTTATCCGGGTTTTTTTTTGTATATTTTATTATAGAATTTTATAAATTTAAAAAACAATTATTATGAGTACATTTGATGCAGTACTTGCACAGTACGAAAAAAACAAAAATGCTGCAAGCAGCAACGCAAATAAGGTGTCTAGCGAAGACCGCCTTAAAAAGTATTTCACAACAGTATTACCAAAAGGTAGTAAAGGTGAAGAAAGAAGAATTAGAATTTTACCTACAAAAGATGGTGTTTCTCCATTCGCTGAGGTATATTTTCATGAAGTTCAAGTGGATGGCAAATGGGTTAAATTATATGACCCACAACAAGAAGGTAAACGTTCACCATTAAACGAAGTAAAAGATGCATTATATGCAACAGGTGTTGAAGCTGACCGCGAATTGGCACGTAACTATCGTTCTCGTAAATTCTTTATTGTTAAAGTTATCGACCGTGATAATGAAGCAGATGGTGTTAAATTTTGGAGATTTAAATACAATGCTAAACAAGAAGGTATCTTAGATAAAATTTTCCCAATCTTTACTAAGAAAGGTGATATTACTGATCCACAAACAGGACGTGATTTAACTTTATTCTTGACTTTAACTAAATCAGGTACAGGTAAAGAATACACAGCAATTAATTCAATTATGCCTGAAGATGCCTCACCATTAAATGCTGATGAAAATGTGGCAAAATTATGGCTTGGAGATGAATTGACATGGTCTGATGTTTATTCTAAAAAACCAGAAGACTATTTGGATATGGTTGCTAGAGGTGAAGTTCCACGTTGGGATAGTGATAGCAAAAAATTTGTATCAGATTCTAAATCAGAAGATACAATTGGTGCGGCAAAACCAACAACGGTAATTGCTGACCCACAAGAAGATGAAGAAGTAGATACGGAATTACCGTTCTAATTATAAGGGGTGGAGATAACGTCACAAGCCCCATTTTTTAATGAAATGAAAATATACAATATATGGCAGGCATAAAGAAAAAAGGATTTGATTCCGAAGACTTTAAGAAGAAATTTTCTTCTACAACAAAATATAAAGACCCTAGTTTTTATTACTGTGGTGATGCTTTCTTAAAGGCAACTGGTTTGCCAGGTCCAATTATGGGTGGTATTAATATGTTATTAGGTCATTCAAATACATCTAAAACAACAGCATTAATTTTAGCCGCAGCGGATGCACAAAAGAAAGGTCATTTACCAGTTTTTATTATTACTGAAAAGAAATGGAATTGGGAACATGCTGTACAATTGGGATTACAAGCTGAAAAAGATGAAAATGGTGAATGGGTTGGTGATTTTATTTTCAACGATAGTTTTGAATATATTGAACAAATCACAGATTTTATGAATGAGGTTATTGATGCACAAGCAAAAGGCGACCTCAACCAATCAATTTTATTCTTATGGGATTCAGTTGGTTCTGTTCCATGTAAGATGACTTATGAAGGTAAAGGTGGTAAACAACATAATGCCGCAGCATTAGCTGATAAAATCGGTATGGGTCTTCATTCAAAAATTTCTAAATCTAAGAAAGAAGATTATCCAACAAAAGAAAATCCATTATATATTACATTGATTGTTGTTAACCAACCTTGGGTAGATTTACCCGATAATCCATTTGGGCAACCTGAAATTAAAGCAAAAGGTGGTGAAGCATTATGGTTAGCATCATCGTTTGTATTTTTATTTGGTAATCAAAAGAAAGCGGGTATCAATCATATTGACGCAACAAAAGATGGTAGAAAAGTTGGGTTTGCTATTAGAACTAAAATATCAGTATTAAAAAACCATGTTAATGGAATACAATATAAAGATGGCAAAGTAATTGCAGTACCAACTGGTTATATCGATGACACAAAAGAAGCTTTAGAAGAATACAAAAAAGAATATTCAAAAGAATGGAAAGATAGTTTAGGTAATATAACTCCACTTGAATTATTTGAGAACGAAGAAGAAAATATTGAAGAATAATAAACAAAATTTAAATGTCGGTTTTACTTGTAGATGGAGATAATTTACTCACAATTGGTTTCTATGGTTTTAAAAATGCTTTTTATAAAGGTCAACACATCGGAGGTATTTTTCATTTCCTCAATACTCTTCGTAGAGAGTTTGAAAAACATCAACTAGATAAAATTGTTGTTTTTTGGGATGGTAAAGATGGTTCACAAACTAGAAGAAAAATTTACGCATATTACAAAGAGAATCGTAAGGAAAGAATTAGATCTGAAGAAGAACTCAATTCTTACCATTATCAAAGACAAAGAGTTAAAGAATATCTTGAAGAAGTATATGTAAGACAAGGAGAATTTGAATTTTGCGAGACTGATGATTGTGTCGCTTATTATTCACAAAAATCTCTAAAAGAAAAGAAAATTATTTATTCATCTGATGGGGATTTAACACAGCTTGTTTCTGAAACAACGCAAATTTATAATCCATCTCATCAAAAACTTTACAAACAAAATGATACGATTGTTTACCACCACGAAGAAATCTTAATTGAAAATGTTAAGGTAGTTAAAACAATTTGTGGTGATAGTTCCGACAACATCGCTGGTATAAGAGGAATGGGCATAAAGAGATTTTTATCTCTTGTCCCTGAACTAAAAACAGAACAACTTTCTGTTGAACAAATAAAAGACAAATTTGAGGAAATCTTTAAACAAGATAAACACAATAAAACTGTTGCTAATTTACTCACAGGCGTAACAAAACACGGTGTGCTAGGTGAAGAATTTTTTAATGTAAACAATCGTATCGTTAGTTTGGATCAACCATTTCTCACTGAAGAAGCAAAACAAACAATAGACCTACTAATTACTGAAAATTTAGACCAGGAAGGACGTTCTTATAAAAATGCAATGAAGATGATGCAACAAGACGGTCTCTTTAATTTACTACCTAAATCTGATGATAGTTGGATAAAATTTTTAAACCCCTTCTTGCGATTAACAAGAAAAGAAAAAAACATAATCAATAAAAGAATAATAAAAATAGAAAATGTATGAGAGAACAATTAGACATCACAAAATTTGAATTCCTATTATCATTAGATAGTAATATCATCTGCCAAAGATTTTTTAATGTAAAAGATCATGTTGAGCAGTCACGTAGGTCAATGGACCTCCACTATTATGTCAAAAATATTTGTGGCCAAATAGCGGAAGATTTGAAAATAAAAAGTTCCGACTATCTATGTGAAAACATGAATTATATCCTCAATTTTGAAAATGTGGAAGATTCAAAATCGGAGCAAAAAGAAGAATTTTTGTTAGAAATTAAGCTAGGGGATGACGTATTTATTTCTAGAATATTTCCAGCATATTACTACCATCCAAAGGTTAGATATACGGTGGATATTCGTCCAAGACTAAAAACGATTTTGTCAGATTTAACTGACATTTTATCGTCTGAAGAATTGGAAACAAGCTACTTAGAATTCGAATTATAATTTTTAACAGATTTAAAATAAACTATGGAAGAAAGAAATTTTGGGCATTTGGGATTTTCGTTTCAACAATCCCTAATCAAAGCTATCGTCGAGGATAGAAAGTACGGTGAAACAATTATTGACGTTATTGATAGCAAATATTTTGATAACAATTCTTTCAGATATATCATGGAAAACGTAAAGGAGCTATATAAAGCCCATGATAAAATTCCAACTTATGAGACAATTGCACAAAAATTGAAGCTTGAAGGCGGAAGTAAAGAAAATTCAAATAATCCGCATATTGACACTTTGGAAATATTATCCAAAATGGAAGGTGATTATGAATTTGTAAAACAAACAGCTTTAAACTTTTGTAAGCAACAAAACCTTAAAAAAGAACTTAAATTAGTTCAAAATATCATTGACAATGGTAAGTTCGAAGAATACAATAAGATTGAAGAAAGCATTCAAAAAGCAATGCAAGTTGGTCTTGATGGTGATGAAGCAACAGATGTATTCCAGGATATTGACGCTGCTTTAGAGAAGAATTATCGTTTACCAATTCCAACAGGTATAGTAGGTGTAGATAATCTATTAAAAGGTGGTTTAGGCCGAGGTGAATTGGGTATTGTATTGGCACCAACCGGTACAGGAAAAACAACCTTATTGACAAAATTTGCTAATACGGCTTATAATGAAGGATATAATGTTGTTCAAATTTTCTTTGAAGATAATGCAGGTGATATTAAAAGAAAACATTTTACAATTTGGTCAGGTATAGCATCAGATGAACAACCAGAAAATATCGATGCGGTTAAAACGGCTGTAAAAGAAGCTGAAGATAGATCAAAAGGAGCTATTAAATTATTAAAACTACCTAGCGATGGTGTTACAATATCTGAAATTAAAAACAAGTTGAGAAAGATGATTTCTGACGGTTTTAAAGTTGATATGCTATTGATTGATTACGTTGATTGTATTTCACCAGAAAGAGCTGTAAATGGCGAAGAATGGAAAGGTGAGGGTTCAATTATGAGACAATTAGAATCAATGACAGGTGAGTTTGAAATGGCTGTTTGGACAGCCACACAAGGTAATCGTGAATCAATATCAAGTGAAGTTGTGACAGGTGATCAAATGGGTGGTTCAATCAAGAAAGCACAAATTGCACACGTTATACTTTCTATTGGTAAAACATTAGAACAAAAAGAACATAATTTAGCTACTTTGACATTATTAAAATCTCGTATTGGTAAAGATGGTATTATATTTCAAAACTGTACGTTTAATAATCAATTCCTAACTATCAATACAGATACGGTAAATACATTACTTGGTCATGAACAACAAGTAACGCAAGAGAGAGCAAACAGAGTTGCGGAAGTTTATAAAAAAGCGCAAGAAAAGAAAGTTGGCGTTATTAGATAATCAAAAATATTAAAAAAAAAGATGAGTAAGTTATTTACAGAGAGAATTCCGTTTAAACCATTTGAATATCCTGATTATTATAATGAAGGTTGGTTAAAACAAATGCAGGCATTTTGGTTACATACTGAGATACCAATGCAAGGTGACATAAAAGATTGGAATGAAAATTTAAATGAATCAGAAAAACATTTAGTTGGTAATATTCTTTTAGGATTTGCACAAACTGAATGCGCAGTCTCTGATTATTGGACAGGTATGGTTACTAATTGGTTTCCAAAACATGAGATTAGACAGATGGCCATGGCATTTGGATCTCAAGAAACAATACATTCAATTGCATATTCATATCTTAATGAAACATTAGGATTAGATGATTTTGCTGGGTTTATGCATGATGAAGTTATGAAGGAAAGATTTGAACTTCTTACTAACACAACTGCAGATTGGACACCTAAAGATTTACAAAAAAATCATAAAGCTAGAGTTGAAGTTGCACGTTCTCTTGCTATTTTCTCAGCATTTGCAGAAGGTGTTGTATTATATTCATCATTTGCTGTATTATATTCTTTTCAAATGAGAAATCTATTGAAAGGAATCGGACAACAAATGAAATGGAGTGTTAGAGATGAATCATTACATTCAAAAATGGGCTGTCAATTATTTAGACATATGTGTGATGAGTTTCCTGAATTGTTAGAAGAAGCAAAACCTGCAATTTACGAAGCGGCAGAAATTATTAGAGATTTAGAACATAAGTTCATCGATAAGATTTTTGAGATGGGTGATTTAGAAAATCTTAAAAAGAATGACTTAAAAGAATTTATTACAAAAAGAGTAAATGAAAAACTAGGAGAATTAGGTTATAATCCAATTAAAGGCGGCGATGATTACTTTGAATTTAATGAAAAGAAAGCTGCAGAATTGGATTGGTTTTATAATCTTACTGGAGGAGTTACACACACAGATTTCTTTGCTATAAGATCAACCGACTATTCTAAACCAAATGAAGGAGAAAATTGGGACGATATTTTTTAAAAAAAACATTATATAGATTATGAAATACTACGGAGAAGAACTCGGTTGGGAAATTGGTGTCGACTACCCTGAATGGGCTAACACCGAAATTTATGTTAAAACAATTTCAAAAGGTTATTTACAAGAAGGTGAAAAACCAAAAGATGCGTATTGGAGAGTTTCAACAGCGGTTGCTAAAAGGTTAGGTAAACCTGCTTTGGCAACTAAATTTTTTGATTACATTTGGAAAGGTTGGTTATGTTTAGCCACACCCGTACTATCAAATACAGGAACTGATAGAGGATTACCTATTAGCTGTTTTGGTATTGATGTTGGTGACAGTATATTTGAAATTGGCAATAAAAATTTAGAGCTAATGTTATTGGCTAAACATGGTGGAGGTGTTGGTATTGGAATCAATATGATTAGACCAGCAGGCGCTAGAATAACTGGGAATGGTACATCTGATGGCGTAGTTCCATTTGTTAAAATTTATGATTCAACAATCCTTGCAACAAATCAAGGTTCAGTTCGTAGAGGTGCTGCTTCTGTGAATATCAAAATTGATCACAAAGATTTTGAAGACTTTTTAGAAGTAAGAGAACCAAAGGGCGATGTAAATCGTCAATCACTAAACTTACATCAATGTGTTGTAGTTAGTGATAGATTTATGAAAAAATTAGATGAAGGTGATTCTGAAGCAAGACGTAAATGGGGTAAATTATTACAAAAAAGAAAAGCAACAGGCGAACCATATATTATGTTTAAAGGTAATGTAAATAAACAAAACCCTGACATGTATAAAAAGAACGGTCTCAAAGTTCACATGACAAATATTTGTTCAGAAATCGTTTTACATACGGATGAACAACATTCATTTGTTTGTTGTTTAAGTTCTTTGAATTTAGCCAAATACGATGAGTGGAAAGATACTGATTTAGTGTATACGTCAACTCAATTCTTGGATGGTGTGTTGGAAGAATTTATCCAAAGAGCAAAGAACATGAGAGGATTTGAAAATGCTGTACGTTCAGCTGAAAGAGGTCGTGCATTAGGTTTAGGTGTTTTAGGTTGGCATACTTATTTACAACAAAAAGGTATTCCGTTTGAAGGCTTACCTGCACAATTTGAAACTCGTAAAATATTTTCACAAATTAAAATTGAATCAGAAAGAGCTAGTAGAGATTTGGCTAAAGAATTTGGTGAGCCATTGTGGTGCAAAGATTTTGGAATGAGAAATACACATTTACGTGCAGTTGCACCAACAGTATCAAATTCTAAATTAAGTGGTAACGTAAGTAGCGGTATAGAACCATGGGCAGCAAATGTGTTTACAGAACAAACAGCTAAAGGAACATTTATTCGTAAAAACCCTGAATTAGAAAGAGTATTACGTAAAGTTGGTAAAAATACAAAAGAGGTATGGGATCAAATTTTGGCTGATGGTGGTTCAGTATTAGGTTTAGATTTCTTAGATGAATGGTGTTTTATTGATACTAAAGTAGTTGAAGTTAAAGAAGTGGAAGTAGGAAGTGAGTATAAAATTGTCCCAATTAAAGACGTTTTTAAAACATTCAAAGAAATCAATCAATTGGATTTAGTAAGACAAGCTGGTATTAGACAACAATATATTGACCAAGCGGTTTCATTAAACTTGGCGTTTCCTGCGATTGCGGAACCAAAATTTATTAATGCAGTACATTTAGAAGCATGGAAACAAGGTGTTAAAACACTTTATTATATGAGAACTGAAAGTGTTCTTCGCGGTGATATTGCAGCAAAGGCAACCGATATAAATTGTTTAAGTTGTGAAGGATAAATAATTATTATACCTAAATGGATAAATTAAACCATTTAGGTATATTTATTAATATGAGAAAATATATTTTTTACAAAACTGTAAATTTAAAAAATGGTAAATATTATTATGGAAGTCATTATGGACATAATGGAGATGGTTATTTAGGTTCTGGATTAGTTTTATCTGATGCAATTCTAAAATATGGTAAGGAATCATTCATTAGATATGATTTGAAAGAATTTAAAAGTAATGATGAACTTTTTTTATTTGAAGATAGATTTTTAAAAATATATAATTTAGCAAAAGACGAAAATTCATACAATATTAAAAATGCAGCTAGAGGAGGTTATACATTAGTAAATTATACCGAAGATGAATTAATTGAACATTATAAAAAAGTATCTAATTCCTTAAAATTATATAGAAAAAATAATAAAGTGACATATTCTGAAGAAACAAGAAAATTACAATCAGAAAAAAAATTAGGAACTAATCATTGGATATACGGAACACAAAGACCTAATAATGTAAAAGAAAAAATTAGTAAAAAATTAAAAGGTGTTAAACATACCGAAGAAAGAAAAAATAAAATGAAATTATCAAATCAAAATAGACCTATGGTAACATGTCCATATTGTGGGAAAACCGCAAAAAAACATAGAAACATGGTAATATATCATTTTGATAATTGTAAAAATAAGTATTTATAAAAAAGAAAAAAATGGTAGAATTTAAAAAATTTGGTGCATCTTGGTGTGGACCCTGTAGAGCATTAGCTCCGATATTAAACGAGCTAAAATCACAATATACTAGTGTATTATTTACAGAGTATGATGTTGATGACGAATATGAAGAAGCGACAAAATATGAAATAAGATCGGTGCCAACGGTAATAATCGTAAAAGACGGTGTGGAAGTTAAACGTATTAACGGACTATCAAGTAAATCAAATTACATAGGTACATTAAATGAACAGCTAAATAACTAAAAAAATAGAAACCAGGGCTAAAAAGTCCTGGTTTTTTAATATATATAATCTTGAATAAGATACATAACCATTTTAGCTTTGTTTATATTTATTGATATGGCAGTAAAATATGGTATAGATTTTCCATTTAGCAATAGTTTAGAAGGTCATTTTTTAAGAATGACTACAACCGCAGAACGTGAGATTAGAGCGAATCTTATTCATCTATTACTTACAAGAAAAGGAAGTAGATATTTTTTACCTGATTTTGGAACAAGATTATATCAATATATTTTTGACCAAAATGATGTTGTTACATGGAATTTAATTGAACAAGAAATAAAAGACGCTGTTAAAACCTATATTCCAAATTTAGATATTACTAATATAACTGTAATATCTGCTGAACTTGACCCAACATCAGTTGTAACAATTTCAGAACAAGAAGATGAAAGGTTATTCAGAGTTAATAGCGAATCAAATAACCCATATACAGCAAAAGTTAAAATAGAATATACAGTGAATAATGGTGCATTTACGTCATCAGATTTTGTAATTATCAATATATAATGAGTAAAAAAATATCATACGCAACACGAGATTTTGCGGGTTTAAGACAGGAATTAGTAACACTAACTAAAGAATATTACCCTAATTTGGTAAACAATACCAATGACGCATCTATATTTTCGGTATTATTAGATTTAAATGCGGCTGTTGCAGATAACTTACATTTTCATATAGATAGAGTTTGGCAAGAAACTATGCTAGATTTTGCACAACAAAGACAATCATTATATCATATTGCTAAAACTTATGGTTTCAAATTACCAGGAAATAGACCATCTGTAGCATTATGTGATTTTTCAATAAATGTTCCTGTCAATGGTGATAAGGAAGATGAAAGATATTTGGGCGTAATTAAAACGGGGGCACAAATTTCAGGTGGTGGACAAACATTTGAAACTGTTGAAGATATTGATTTTTCTGATCCATTTAATAGCGCGGGCGAACCAAATAGGTTAAAAATACCAAATTTTGATTCAAACAATACTTTGACATCATATACTATTACCAAAAGACAAGCTGTTGTAAATGGTGTTACAAAAATATATAGAAAAGTTATTACTGATTTAGACCAAAAACCATTTCTTAAAATTTATTTACCCGAACAAAATGTTTTGGGGGTTACATCGGTTATTCATAAAGAAGGTACATCGTTTAGTACAAATCCAAGTTCATCTGAATTTGCAACATCAACTAATAAATGGCATGAGGTGCAATCTTTAATACAGGATAAAATTTTTGTTCCCGACCCAACAGCGGTTTCAGATAGTAATAATTTTAAAGCTGGAAACTATGTAAATGTTACAAATAAATTTGTTACTGAAATTACACCTGAAGATTACACGTTATTAACTTTTGGTTCAGGTACAGTTGACCCATTAAGCAATTTGGATAACTATAACACAGATACGATGAAAGTTAGTTTATCTTCATATTTAAACAATATTTCATTGGGTGCTGTTCCAAAGACAAATACAACGTTATTTGTAAGATATAGAGTTGGTGGTGGTAAAGATTCTAACTTAGGGTTAGATGTTATTACTAGTGTAGATAACGTAGAATTTAATGTAAATGGTCCAAATGCGTCTTATAATCAACAAGTTATAAACTCTTTACGAGTTACAAATGCAACACCTGCCGTTGGCGGTGCTGACCAACCTACTATTGAAGAGCTTAGAAATATGATTTCTTACAATTTTGCGGCTCAAAATAGAGCTGTAACATTAAATGACTATCGTTCATTGATTCAAACAATGCCGTCCGCATATGGCGCACCAGCTAAAGTAAATGTGATTGAAGAAAACAATAAAATTTTGGTTAAATTGGTATCATATGACCAAAATGGTAATTTAACTGAAGTTGTTTCAAACACATTAAAAAATAATGTATTGAATTATCTTTCTGGTTACAGAATGATAAATGATTATCTTGATATTACAAGTGGTGAAGTTGTTGATTTAAGCTTACAAATGGATTTGGTAATAGATAAAAACCAAACACCTACAGATGTTGTAAGACAAGCAATTTCAACAGCAACAAATTTCTTTGATGCAACCAAAAGAAAGATGGGTGACCCTTTATTTGTTGGAGATTTGATTAGAGAAATTGGTCAAGTTAGCGGTGTTGTAAATGTAGTTGATATTCGTGTATTCAATATGGTTGGAGGTAATTATTCATCTTCACAAGTAGCACAAAGTTATGTTGATAACACCACAAGAGAAATTTTACAATCTGATATGAC